TGATTTGACTCTATCGTTTCAATCCGAGCCTCTAACCTAATTAGAGTTTCGCTATTCTTTTGCGACTGGCTTGGCATTAGCTTCCTCTTTTGGTAGTTCAGATTTTAGGATTGCCGAGTTAGCACCCTCTATCGTGTTGAGCCGATCAGTTTCTAAAAGTAGTTTTGATCTTTCTTGTGCGACATATTGCAGTTGTGCGAAAGCTATTTTACCTTTGTCAGATAATTTAGTTTCATCATATTCTTTATTATCAATTGTAAACATAAGTTACCCTTATTCAGTTATGTCAGTTATATTAGATAATTGACTATTAGTTTTTAAGTCTGCGTATGCTAAAGCTATTGGATTTGTTGATGTCGTAATATCATAATCAGTCTTAAAATGTTGTAAGTGTTGATTTTTAATACGCATAGATTGTTCTGTTGCTTCATCATCACGAGTTGCTTTATCTTTATAGATTTCAACATCGTAGACTAGTTTCCAATCACTACCCATTTTTTTAACATATGCAGAGGTAACTCTGACATAAGCACTAGTTAATGCTACGCCATCGTGAGTTGTCATATTTGCTGTTATTGCCATTTGTTTCTCCTTAGTTTAATAATTTAATTTCGTTTTGTTCTAGTATCTCATTGGCTTTATCTTCACCAACTGCGGCTTTAGCCAATTCATACATTGCGTTAGCAAGTCTTTCAGTCTTTTCATACTGTTGCCAAATAGCACCATTGTGAAGTCTTTGCATACCAGTTACATTTACAAAATGATTTGGTGTACCATCTTCTTCTCTACCAACAAGTTTAGCATTAGCCAATGATTCGTGATTATATTTAACATACTTATCAAAAGTAGAGTTGATAACATTTTTATTGTGAGATAAATCCCAAGAACGCACTAACATAGCGTCATCGTAACTATCGAAAGCACCAGCATCAGACCCGTCATAATGAATATCTCCATCTGCGTCTACAATAAATTTAGTCTGAATATAGTTAGAAACACTAAATAAATTACCATTATCATTTACGAAAGTAACACCTGTACCATTTTTTTGGTTAGCTCCAATAGTCGTAGCACCTTTGCCAGAAGTAGATTTAGTTGTAGATAAATTACCATCACCATTAGTTGTAATTACAAATCTCTCAGAATCCATATCTTCAGTCAATGTTGACATAAACACACCACCTTTAGCATTATCAGCTTTTCCAACTCTAAAAAAAGTATCTGTTTCAGCTTCATTGGTCATTCCGTGTGCAACATCAGAAGATTTAAAAGTTAAGATTCTGCCATCAGTAGCGTTCATATCTAGTGTAAGTCCACCCTCATCACAATCAGGATCAGTTTCAGCACCAGTAGCTAATTTACCTGTGCTACTTATTCTAAACCTTTCTGTTTTAGTACCAAACTTATCATCATTCGTAGTAGAAACATCAAATGTTACAGAATTATAACCTTGTATAGCTAAATCATTTGCACCTTTATTATAAACACCATTGTTGTTATTACCAAATGCAATAGCACCTCTACCGTTACTATGTGTGCTAGTAACTCTTAGTGGTGCTTCATTAGCAGTATCACTACTAGACCCTGTAAAGTCTGAATTTTGTTTTATATCTAATGTGTAAAGAGAAGTTGAAGAATTACCTATTGAAACGTGGTCAGTACCGCCATCAATAAAGAAAGCGTGAGTAAGAGCATTAGATTCTACTCGGAAGTCTATGTCTGCAGAGCCTTCATTAAAGACAACGTGGTCACCATCAAACTCTAAATAATTTACATTATTACCGCCACGAAAACCTGAAAATACCATTTGTACATCTTCATCACCATTGGAAGCATCTCTTATGTTTGCTGACATAGAGAAGAATGATGTTGTATTACCAGCATCATCATCTGCGTTAAAATGAATTTCACCAATAACATCTCCATCTGCAGGAGAGCCTGAATCTCTGTTTAGTCTTAAAATTGGTCCAGAATTACCATCAGCATCAGTAGATTTTAATGTAAGTGTATCTGTGTTATCAGCAGTTGTGATTGTAGATCCTAAAGTAGCAGTAAAGCCACCATCTTTAATTAACATACCATCAACTGTTACACCTGTTGCACTTGTACCCTCTGCAATAACATTGGCAAATAATGATTGGACATCATCTGATGTAGCACCAATAGTAAGTATTTCTACCCAAGCGTCATTGTCTTTGTTACGCATATATAATTTGTCACCATCTGAATCAAACCACCATTGGTTAGCGTAAGTGGTAGATGGTGCTGAATTACCTGCGTTGTTAGTTGCTACTGCTCCTAAAGCGTTATTAAGGTCAGACCTTACATTTGGAAATGTAGCATTTGCTATGTTATAATCGTGTTGGCTCATATATTCTCCTGTTTATACTATTATTCGTTTTGTTTGGCAATTAAATTGCTGTACCTTGTCCGTTAGCAACATAATCAAAGGTTATATCTTGTGCTGTTCCACCTGCATTAGTAAAGGTCACACTAAATCCTGTTGCCGATTTACTAGTAACTGCCGTCTGTATATTCTGTGCCGCATTTTGAGCAAGTATAACTACACTTGGCTCTTCATAAAAAGCTGTGTTAAATGTTACTGCTTTAGTTCCTGCACCACTTGCGATATTAGCACCTCTATCTACCCTATCCATCATTTCTAAATTTACTTTACATTCAGTAATTCTAGGCGTGGTTGATGATACATTACTTTCTAATTGTAATTTAAACTTAGCAAATTTAAATTCATAATTACCATCATAGAAACGAGTAAACCCTGTGTAAGTTGAGTTATCATCTGAGGTTGAAATAAACATCTTCACATCAAAGTCTGGGTCAGATGTAGCGTTATCAAATAATCCTGCAACAGCATCAAAGGATATTGGAATATCGTCAAAGCTACTTGCATAATCTAATTGCTCAGTGATAACATCAGCCGATACTCTGCCTTGATACTTAGCACTTAAAGATATTTGATTAGCAAATACATAAGAGCCAATAGATTTAACTCCATCTCCCTCATCAAACTTTCCAGTAGCATCATCAAAGTCCCCTGATTTAGCGTCAAACAGTCCGTCTGAATCTAATATCAAAGCGTTATCTACCACTACTACATCAGTTTTTGTTCCTGCAAAGGCTGTTGATTCGGTAATAGTAGAAACTGTATTCGCTCCTGCGAAAGTAGATATAGTTCCGATAACACTAGTAGCAGTAAGAGATTGATGACCTAATAAATCGTGTGCCTTAATAAAGTATGTTCCTGCTTTAGCAGGTACGATAGCTGAATTAGATGGTGGGCTTACTTTTTGCACTAAGATAACAGAATTATTATATGTAGCACCCGATACTAATGGCGAAAACCTTATTTGATAAAAAGCTAAATCTAAATCTGTATTTGGCGTCCAACTTAACACTGCAACTTGGTCTTGATAATCGACTGAAAAATCTGCAACATTTGCAGGTGGGTCAGCAAATCCTAGAACATAATGGTCTTGTGCAACATAGCCTGATTTATAGCCTAACGCATTTATAGCCCTAACTTTAACATTGTAAGTCGCTTCGCTTTCAACTGGTATTTCTCTTACTTGATTACTTGATATACCTGCTGTTTTATAAATTGAATCTGTACTTTTCTTATATATAACTTCGTACTTATCGACAAAGAAGTCAGATGTACCTCTAAAAGTAACAGTCATTATTACATTTAAGTTACCCTCAGTAACATTAACTGCAGTATCAGTTATTGAAACTAATACAGGTGCTTGTACAGTTCTTGGGTCAGGTAAAAATGTTGTCGGCTGTGAAGCTGTTTGTAATTTTGTATTATAAGTATAAGCGTCAGCAGAATACTCTAAACCCTTAATGCCTACATTACCATTATTTTGTAAACTTAAACCAACACATATATAATTATTTGCACTTAGACCTAATCCACTGTGCGTAACTTGAAATATATCTCCAATAGCCAATTCTTGTGCTTCACTTGTTGCCACAAAATTAAGCTGTAATCCTGCTCTTGATCTCTTTAAAACTAGTTCAGCCATATCTTCTGCTTGGTATGGACTAACAGTACAAGGCATAGACATTTCAAAATGCAATTCCTCATCATTATCATTAGCTAACATAGTTGCGTACTTATAAGCACTACCAACATTAGTTTCATCACTTGGCGGATAGATTGCTTCATCAGGTTGAAAGTTTTTTTCAGCGTTATCAAACCTAGCAATAACTCTATTATATCTTTTTTGTTTAGTTTCACCTTGTGCTTGTATACCTGAAACAATCATATCTTCGGTTATAGATAAAACGCTTGAGCCTGTACCCTCTACTTTAATCGTGTATAAGCCACCACTAAAAGTAAAGAAAGCCCTCATAGATGATAATACTTTTTTTACATTATCAATTATTTTAGTCTTGTTACCTAAAGCTGTATGACATTCAAATAGTTTCTCCGTACTAGCACCTGTATATGGTGTAACATTAGTATCACAAGTATTTTGAGCCGCAGTAAATGCTGTGATATTTATATCACTTGCAGATAATCCTTTACCATAACGAGTTGATGTTAAGTAATCATACAAAACCAATGCAGGGTTTGCAGAGTATGCATAACTTGATCCACTTAAATCAGTAAGAATTTGTTTACCTCTTATAACAAAGTTAATCTTAGGAATAGAGTTAAAAGCGTCTGAGTTATATTTTAACTTAAATACTGCGTGTGCTATGCCTTTACCTGCGTGTGCCGAAGTCCAACCTAATGAACTTACTTCACTTAAACCTGTTAATCCACTTGCATTTAATCCATCATCTGTACCATTAAAAAAAGCAAAGTTAGTTAAATAGTGTGTAGTATCTACATCTTCAACAGTTTCTATTCCTTGATAAACAGGGTGGTCAGTTTCAATAGATAAACCTGATGTATTAGTTGGAACAGAGGTACTTGCACTAGCCAAGCTAGAAACAGTTTGTGCTGTGCCATAAGTTGAATCTGAGCCAGTGTAAGTAGCATATAAAACATCATCAATATATAACTCGGTAAATCTAGCAACTTGTCCCTCACATAAAGCAATAACCATATATAAAAATTGATTATCAGGTGATACTGCTAACCATACAATATTACCACCAACTCTACGAGTTCCATAAATAACAGGCAAAGAATCATTAGAGTTTCTTTTATTAACCATTAAGCCATCGCCATTAAGCATAGCCTCGAAGTCAGGCATATCAGGTATATCAGGGATTAACCAACCAAATAGAAAGTCTATAGTTTCGTCTATAATGTCATCTATAAAATCTAAGCCATCATCTATTATATCTTCAATATCATCAATAATATCATCACACATTTAAACACCATATCCATATTTAAAGCCAACACGCCTAAAATCGTGATCGGCAAAAAGTTTATCTCTAGCAGGAATTTCTTTCCCATCTAAAGTATTAAGCATACAAGCCATTAATTTTTTATCGGCTATTGCTTTAAAAGCCTTTAATAACATACTAGCAGTTTCAGGTGTTCTGTGTTCTTTGTTAATCCAAAAACCCATTTCTGTAAGATATTTAGTATCACTAAACCACCATTCAACTATTGCACCACAAACACTACCAACTATTTCTTTGTCGTGTATTAAAACAATAACAGTTCCGTCATTAATCATTTTTAAACCATACTTACTAGCTTTCATTAAATTTAATGCAGGAAAAACCATATCAGCTTCTTCTGTCATTTGTTTAACAAACTTCTGTAAATCAACAATGTTATCTTTAGTAGCTAATGCAACTTTATAATTACTGTTCGTCAATCTTTTTACCCCATTCAATATCTACCATCATAGCATTAGAAAATTCAAAAAACTTATCACCACTAAATATTTGTTGTTGTGAATTGTTATTAGTTCTTCTGCCTCGTTTCATTTCAAAGTTAGCCCAATGATTAGCAACATTTACTGAAATTTTACTTGTTGTCATAGTTTCATTAATTCCATAACCTGATATGTAACCTAAAAATATTGTATAAGGATTAGTAATTAAAGCACCTGCGTCAGTTAAATAACCTCTTATAATTTTAACAGGTCTATGCATATGCTCATTGTTTAAAAATAAACTAATAAAGGTTTGACTTGCACCCTCAAGAGAAAAATTAACTGTACTTGTAGAAACTGTACTTGATTCCGTTATTGTGGGAATAGTTAATAAGTCTGCTCCTGCTGTGTAAGTATTGCCATCAAAGACAAGATCAAAATAAGCTGTCGTTCTATAATATATCGTACTACCAATAGTAAACTGAATTAAATGTACTTGATCTAAATGGTCAGTTGCTAATTCTGTTTTAAGGGTAGAGTGTAAACCTCTTGACATTATATAACCTCAATAAAATCTAATTCGTATCTATAAAATGCGTCTTGTCCTACTGTAAACTCTTGTACATCATTTTTCAATGCTACTGTAAATGGAACACTATCATAAGTAACTGCTTCGTTATTAGCTAATGCAGTAGTTAATGGTGGCTCTATCGTTACAGTTGCCGCATTACTTGATGATGTTACATCACTTATAACCATATAAACTTTAGTATGACCTGCAAACTTTATAAAATCTCCTGCTTTAAATCTTCCTGCACCATCAGCACCAAAAGCGTCCATAGCTATTGTCGTGTCAGCTACAGCGTGTACTCCATTTACTAATACTGATCCTGTTTCTGTTCCTAGTGAATCATCTATAATTGGTGGCGTATAAGTAAATGATTCTTTACGCCCTCGTTGTGCAGTAATAAACGCAAAGATAGGTGCAAAACTTGCTCTCGTCATTGGCGGAAATGATACTTGCATTTCCCATCTTTGATTTTGTAATTGTCTAGCTTGTCTACGACCACTAATAGAGGTTGAAACAATAGTTGTTTGATTGCTCTTAATATTAATGCCATTAGATATTGGACTTGTAGGAAATGTACCACTCATACTAGAGCCGCCTGACCTTTATTATTTAAAGCTGAGTTAATCATATTTACAATCTGTCCTCGTCTTGTATCTAGTAGATTTCCAAATGATTGTGCGTCTACTGTGGTTATATTAAAGTTTACTGTTGCACCACCACCACCAAGTTGATGATTAGGCGTAACTGATCCTGCGGTGTTAGGTGTAAAGAGTTCAGGACCCTTTTCTCCAACTAAGAATGGACTGTTTGGTAGCCTAGATCCACCAAACTGTGCAGGTGGTTGTTGTGAAGCTATTGCCGCAATTTGTACCGCACCCATAGCACCTATCGCTATAGCTAATGGTATTCCTACTGGACCAAGTTTTAATGCACTTGTGATACCTGTTGCAGTATTCATTATTGCTTCACCAATATTTAATGCTTGGTTTAATCTAAACATTGCTTTGTTATGTTTAGCACCCTCAGATAACGCAGTTCTGAAACCCTCTTTAGTCATTTTTTCTCTTTGTTCTTGCGTCAATTCTTCAAAGTCTAATTCTTTAAATTTAATATCTTTAAAGTTTGATAAGTTTCTTTCAAAATCTGCAGTTTTCTTTTCTTCTGCTTCTTGTTGTTTCTTAGTTGCATTTTCTAATAATTGGTCAAAGGTTAAAACTTTCTCACCTGCTATCTGACACGCATTACCAATATCAGTATAGCCTAATGCAATAGTATTTAATGATTCACTTACTTCTTCATTAGTTGCAATGGTTTCGTGTTGTCTTAATCTAAACTGTTCTTGTTGGTGAGCATAAAATTCAGTTGAATCACCTAATTCATCAAAACCTTTCATTAATCCATTAACAGTTTTGTTTACTGCTGTAAAAGTAATACCTAAAGTAACTCCTATTGCCGCTACTGCCGCAATATTTCCATAAGAAATTTGCAATGCAGTTGCTAACAAAACAACTGATCTATAAAGTTCTAATGTTCCTTTTGCAATAGATACAAAAACTGCAACCATTTTCAAAGCAATTATAGCTGAAAATATCCTAGCTACATTATCTGCATTTCTTGATAAAAAACCCATTGAATCCTCAATAGCTTTAACTGCATTTGCTAACCCTACTCCAATAGAGATTGCTATAGCGTCAATCTTACCTTTATTAACTTCTAAATTTTTATTTAAATCACCAAATACACGCTTTAATTCTGTAAAGAAAGTTTGGTTAATAGTTTGTCTAAATTGAAATAATTTATCACCTATCATTGACAAAGTACCTGCGAATGTACCTGCTAATGCGTCTGTTGCACCACCGAATCTACCACCTGCACCAAATACTTCTTCAAACTTTTTAATAGTATCTTCAATAGAAACAGTCGCACCCTGTTTAAAGCCGAGCATATCTCGGACACCTTTTTCTCTAAATACATCTGCCGCAGCAATACCACCACTAAAGGCTCTTTGAATTTGACTGGCAGTAGTTTGAAAATCTAAACCTGTTACTGCCGCAACATTACCTGTAATTTTTAATATTTCAGATAAGTGGTTAGCGTCTTTAGATACAACTGCTAAATTTCCTGAAGCCGCACTTATCTCTTCCAAGCTAAACGGAACTTTACCTGCAAACCTAGCTAAGTTATCAAATGCCTTATTACCCTCTTCAACTGTACCAAATAAAAACTTAAATCTAACTTGTAGGCTTTCAATTTCTTTACCTGTATTAACTAAACTTCTAATTACTAAACCTGCACCTAATCCAATAAACGCATTTCTTAAATTAAAAACTGATTTTTTTAAGCCATCAAGATTTTTTCTTGACTGTGCAATAGCCTGTCTAGTTTTATCCTGTGCTACTATATCTATTTTAACTTTTTTAGTCATCTATCTCCTAGATTTGGCTTTAGCCATATTAATTTGTTGCTGTTCTTTTCTGTTCTTATCTTCTAAGAACACAATCCAAGTCATAAATTCTTCTACTGAAAATTGTTGAACTTGATAAATAGGTATTTTTAAGTAATCAGCTAATTGAACTATTGCTGAGTAGTCGTGGTCGTTAGCTATTTTTTTTTAATGTCTTTTTTTGACGGAGTTTGCATTAACCAAGTAGCCACCTCTGATAAAATATCAGGATCAGCTTTTTTCATTAAATGTTGTTTGTGTTCAAGAGTAAATAAACCTTTACCCTGCTCATCTAATGCTAACTCAATTAAAGCGTATGCCAAACCCTCGATAGCATCTAGTTCCATTTTCTTAAACAACTTACCTTTTTTTTCTAGGTTAATCGGTTGCTTGTAAATAGTTAAGTTCCATTCTTCGACAAATTTACTTTCGCCTTGATCTAAACTATTAAAATGGTCTTTGATATTATCTATTGCTGACATACGCTATTTTTAATCTAATTTGTATTAATTGTCAAATTATACTGTTGCTCTAGTAATAGCACCATTGATTTGAGCAGATATAGACATTCTAATAATATCGTCCATAGTTACTGACAATGAGTTGCCTGTTACGATAGCAGGAACAGAATAGTAGAAATCTCCACTATCTGATCCCTCAGGGTATAGTAGTAAAGTAACGCCTGTTGCTTCTTGTAGAACTATCTGACCATTAGAGTCAGTTTCGTCCCACATACACTCAATAGTTACTGAGCCACTTTTTCTGCTTGTTTCATATGTTTTATTTGTATCAGATAATTGAGTTGATTCAATTACATCTGCTGTTGTTTCTAAAGTAAACGCTGTTACTTCTGCTACTGTGTTAGAGCCAATTTTTATAACTCCTGCTGAGCCTGTATGTACTGCCATTTTATTCTCCTTGTTCTTCTGTTATTTTAGTTGATTTTTTTTTGGGTTTTGCAGATTCAGTACTCCAACCTTGTTGTGCATACTCATCTACTTGGTTATCCCAAACCTCAATAATATCTCCGTCTTTATTTTGGAGTTTTATTTTTTTTGCCATATTTTCTCCCTGTTGGTTTCTTAGCCTCAGGATTGTTATGCTTATGCACCCAACCATCTTCTAAAAACTTGTTAGGATTATCTGTTAATACAGTCAATCCGTTCTTAATTAAATAAACTTTATCA